TGTTGGTAATTTTGTTGGGGCGGATTCGCCCTCTGGAAATGCTATACTTTACGCAATTACTTAATTGAGTTCCGAAGGAACTCGTTTCTTCACGGGGAACAAGTCCTTCGGACTTGGCTATTTAGACTGGACGACAATGGGACGCATGCTAATAATCATTACACCAATTACAATTCCAATCAGAATGAGGCCGACTGGGTTCATTTCTTTTAGAAAATCAAACGGATCCTTGGAGTTTGATCGGGGGCGGGCCTGAAAAACATGCTCAGGTGCCACGGGCTCGGGCCAGGCATCACTTTCGAGCCGCTGGCCGTTTCTTGACGGGGACTGGGCGTCGTTTGACAGGAACGGCAGGTTCTCCATCACTGTCATCAGAGTCGCTCTCGCTTTTATCTGGCACTACAAAGCCATCCAAATTGCCCTCGTCGTCGGCATCCTCCTCGGGATCCTCCTCTGAAGAGTCATACGAAACTTCAGAAGAGACTTCGTCAGACTCGTGAGAGTCGTAATCCTCGTCGGCGTAATCGTCCTCGACCTGCTCAACCGGCTCGTAGCGAACTGGAGGCTTTGATACGCGCCCTGAACGCGTACGCTGATCAGGTGTCGGCCCGGAGTCTTGGGAAGGGGCCATCCGATCGGCCATCTGGATAGTCCATGAGCGAATCGTTTAAGTACTTGGGGAAGAACTGAACACCCCGTGATATTGCCACCTCGTTAATCATGAATTCACCCTCGTAGCCCATCTCCTTGGCAATCTGTTCTAGCTTCTCCTGATGTTCGGAATCGTCGGCGCGCCTGAGCCCCAGTCCCAACTCCCTCACGTTGGTCAGAGCGGCGTACAGGGCTGTGGCCGCCTCATCCAGCTGGGGCGTCGAAACCAACTGTTCGAACTCGTGGCTGTTGGCCAAAAATCTTTCCCAGTTCTTTGGGTCCAGACCGGAATACGGGTGGACTCGCTCCTTGTACTTTTTGAGCCGTCCCGCCGGGCCCTTCGGTATGAAGATCATAAACAAAACCGCAAGAAGGGCTACCCACAATAGCAACATCTTGGAGTTGTTCTACTATTGATGGAAGAAGAAGAATTTCCTGACCCTCGAACTCACGACACTCCTCGTCAAAACACATTTGACGGATGCGGCCCGACTTGATGGAGAACCATATGTGGTTGGACTTGTGGTCGCGGCCGATATGTTCACACCATGTCGAGTCCGTCTGGGCGTACCATCCGTTATACTCACGGCGACAAACCTTTTTGATGTTGGCCCGTTCCTGACCCGGAAGATATTTTCGTACAAATTGTTCGAGAGGCCCCGTGTCAGTGAGGTTCTCCTCCTCCCGTACATCGTCAGTCGTCCGGACCGCAAACAACTCGAGGACCTCAACACTCGGCGCCTTTGAAAACTCCTCGGGGCTATCGAGTCGGCGCCACGGAATGTACGGATCCGAGAGGGGTTTCTTATGGGACCAGAGCATCCGGAGACCCGACCCTCCATACACGGCCGCATCCACCACCTTGTCCCAGTCGAACGGAAAGTCCGCCTTGAGGCTCATGACAATTTTTGTTCGAAATTGAAGGGCTTGGGTTCTGGTCACTATCAGGTCTGGCCAATGGATATGGACCCCAGACTTTACGAGGTTGTCGGGGACCGGTCTAGGCCTGGCCCGAGCGATGAGGCACCGTGACGACGTCCCAATGGCTTCATGAATTATTGAACAAAATTGAAGAAGGTCCTCGTCGGTCAATTTCTCTGAAGATTTATAGTCGAGGTCCACAAAGAACTTGAAACGTTCCGTCTTTTGCTCGACCACGAACAATTTTGTTCCTGAATTGATTGTATCCACACAGGCCTGGTAGAACTCGCGGGTCTCCTCTGGGGGTACAAACAGGATCCCACCGTTCATAAGAACGTGGGTGGCCGAACCGGCGGGTATCCGCCATCGTTCAATTGACATTACAAATTAAGAAGCTAAAATCTCTAAGAGTCCTCCTCGTCCGAATCACCTTGGAGAAATGACCAGAAGGGGCGCGCCCGGGCCCGGCCGCTGTGTGTCTCGGGTGCCTCCTCTGGCATCTCAACCCGTGCCTTCTCGGGCTCCGCCTCGGGGACCGCCTCAAGCTCTTGCTCCAGCTTTTCAATTTCGTAACACAATTTGCGGAGGCTCATGCCCTCTGCAAGTTGTTTGGGGTCCTCACCCTGACCACGCATACTGGCCAGGATGGTGGCGAACTCTATTTTGGATCGGGTCATTTCTAGTAAGTCCAGAGGACTTATTTACTAGGACCGCGACGCGCGGCCTAGACCCTCAAATTAAAAGGCGTCTTCGTCTGTGATATAGCCTGTTGAAATTCCGGGTTTGATATCACGTGTCTGCGGATCATCGGCCAGAGATTTGGTAATTTTGAAATAAATTCAAGGCTCTCAAACTTACAGTCGTCATTTTCATCATAATTCTTCCGGAACGGCACCACATTTGATTCCATTTTGGTCTTTTCTTCGGTGAATCGCCTGATAATGTGCCGATGCTCCACGGCCGTCATGGGGAGGTGGAAGATGTACACGTGGTAATAGTTTATCACGTCGACGCCATCTTCCACGTCCCTGGGTTCTGGGGTATCGGTCGAAAACTTGAAGTAGGCGTAGGAGCCTCGCTTCAGGTTTATGATCCCGCGTGTTTCTTCTTCGAGTTCTCTAACCGCGCAACGGAGCGGATTATAGACCTCGCGTCGGCGACACCCGCCGGTGACAAAGGTCCACTCTCGGTACCTTCGGTCATGAACAATCAGAAAGTGGGGCACGTCGTTGACTATGCTCACTGGGATTGCGATCGCCTTGTGGCGTTCGCGAGGCCCTCGGGGATTGGACATCGCCCTCTGATATGTCTGGACCAAAAAAGTCCGCGAGATTTCCCGTACGCGGGTTGTAAGTAATCAAAAATACTAGACCCAAAAGCAGGACCCAGTGCCAGAGTTGCATTTGTAATTTAATTTTAAATTTAATTGCTGTACAGCACGCTTCCGAGACCGTTCTGGATACGGAGCACGTTGTAGTTCACGGCGTACAGGTACGTACTCTTGACGAGGGCACCCAGGGTGATGGTGGGTGGCACGACGATGCGGTACGTGTCCAGGCGGGAGAAGTTGAGGGTTCCGGTGGGCTGGAGCTTGGAGGTGTCCAGGCAGTAGCTGATCACGCCCACGTTGGCCAGGCCGGCGTCCTGACCGTTGGGCAGGTAGCCGAAAGGCGTGTTGAAGTACTGGGGCAGGTCCACATAGGCGGGCAGGTGGCGGAACTCGCCAACGTCCACACCGTTCACCTGGGTCTTGAGCTGGTGGTCCTTGACGGCACCCGATCCCTGACCTGTCGTTCCGTAGGTCTGGGTGTAGTTGTTGCTCGTGAAGGCGATGAACTTGACGGGCTGGGCCAGAGCCAGCTCCTGCATCGTCGCGTTGTTCATCACGATCGTGCGCTGGACCTGGGTGATCAGCAGATCGTGCTGGTTCTTGGCGAAATAGTCGCGCTCGCCCTGGTCCAGGTAGGTGAAGTTAGCCCAGCAGATGTACTGCAGCTGAGCGTACGTTGGCTGGGGCGACAGCGAAGACAGAGCCGTGGCGCTGCCCAGACCCGAAGCCCACGTGATGCGCAGCTCAACGTCGTGGAACTGCAGGGCCACCAGGGGGAGGGACACGGACCAGTCCTTGTTGAAGAAGAACTTCAGGGGGTAGAAGAGGTTGGTTGCGTTCGTGGGGTCGGTCACGTTGCCGATGAGCAGACGCTGGCTGTAGTTCTGGGCGCCGGTGACTGGCTCGATCGCGGTCGAGTAGGTCGCGTCCTGGGTGTCGATAACCTGGCCACCAATCATCAGCTCAATTTTGTCAATAACCTTGGTCCAATCCACAACGGGCACCGTCGAGCCGTTGGCATCACGGGCCGTCAGGTACACGTAGTTGACCAGATCACCCTTCTTCTCGAAACGGATGGTGGAAATACCGCCGGCCAGAGGGGCGCCCTGGATCACCTGACGCTCCACCGAGCTGGCGTAGTGGGTATAGCGCCGGTAGTTGGAGCGAAAAAAGGAAACCTCGGGCTTGCCCGTCAGCCAAGCGTCCTGAGCACCAGTCGCGACAAGCTGAACGATTCCACCGCTCATTTTAAAACTAGTCTATATTTTTTTACACCGCGGCCAGCGGGGGGAGGGCAACCGGATTCTTCTCAAGCTGCTGGATGGCCACGTCAAGGCACTTGGAGGAGGCCAGTGGGTTAGCGTTGCCCTTCTTCTCGTCAAACTTGTGGAATTGGGGAACTATATAGTTCTGGAAGCGGCCAGCGTCGCCGTGCTGCACTGGGAACGGACTGGACTCGGCGCGCAGGTTCGTCATGGCGCCACCCTGGTTGACGGGATCCTCGCGGACGTTCATGCCACCAGCATTTCCGGGCCGATCTGGGTTGGAGCGATTTGCGCTGTACCGGGTCAGCGCCTTGTCCGTGTAGGACTTCTCACCGCCCTCGGCGTACGGCTGGTACACGTTGTACTGTGCGGGTCCCATAGAGAGCGTGTCAGTGCGGGACGTCTGCTCGTCACGGATCGTAGGGCGCTGCGTCTTGAGGTACTCGGGCCGGCCCTCGGCACCAGTGACGGGACCACCCTGTCCCTGAGCACGGGTCTGGGCCGGGTCGCGGTGCCAAGCCTTGGTCTCCTTGGCCTGGTGCGTCACCTCTCCAATGCCACCCGCACCGCCACTCTTAACGAAATAAGCGGCGGGGCCATTCCGGCCCTCGAGTGTGGTGAGGCGCTCCTCGTTGATGTTGTTGGGCAGCACACGGAAGTACTGGTGGAACCCTCCAGCTGCGGGTACGTCCGCACTGACACCCAGACCTGGGCCAACACGGCGGCGCTCAATTGGCTGAAGATTGTTCATCTTGTTCGTCACGTACTGGCGGTTGTACAGATCGTACACGGGCTGGCCGTACGGCATTTTCGTCGCGTTTGGCGCCAGATCCTGAAGGCTCGGAATCTCGTTCTTCGGCTGAAGGCGCCAATCACCGATGCGGCGGCCCAGATTTGGTGTGGTCACCTTCAGGTCGAAAAAGTCCTTGGAGTGATCACGGGCATTCGCGGCGAGATCAATGTCGCGGCGAGTAATTGGTCGAGTGGTTGGCAGTGGTTTGCGACTGGGGGCGGCCTCCTCCTGACCATCCGACAGACGCTTACCGGCAAACACAAGACCCACAACGGCAGCCAGGGCCAAAGGGTCCATATTAGTATTTACGCAGGAATTATTTTACTTAAGGGAATAACGCTGAGCAAAGCGGTTGTTCTGATCATCGGCATACGTGCTGACAGGGTTCCAGCCCATCACGCGCTGTGGGATGGTGACGTAGCTGTTGGGGAAGTCGTAGCCCTGCTCGGTCCAGCCCTTCTTCCATGCCGTCGTGGTCCGCTCGCGGAGAGCCGAGCCCACGTCGGCCAGGTCCTCAAGGACCACGGTTGCCGGGCCCATGTGAACGTTGGGCTGGAGAATGATTGGCGCCGCATCAAGACGTGGCATTATTAATTTAAACGGGGAAAAAAACTAACGTCCATTGCCAGCCCGCATCTGGGTCCGCTCAGGGAAGTGGAAGTAGAAGTTGTCTGGGTCGCAAGCCTTGCCACCCTGGTCCTTGCACATGGGGGCGAACTGCTTGCCGTACGAAGCCACTGCAAACGCATTCTGATCGTTGGGGATGGTGGTCGACGCGACGGTGTAAAAGTTGCGCTCGGCGTCGCGGACCCGCTCAAACGGATGGATGGTGCTCCACGCCGCCTGGACGTCGCCGCGGACACTGGGGTACCAAGCCGCTGGGGGCCGGTCTGGGTTCTCTGTGTACTCGTTCATGAGCACGTTGCCCATGGGGTTGTCAACCGAAGGCAGAGTCACCTGATCGCGCAGCATGCTGGGTGCGCGACCGTCAGCTAACGCTGGGCGCAGAACGCCGTCTGAAATCAGATTGGCGGTCCACATATAATAAAGAACACCGAGGGCCAGTGCGCCGAGTGCAAAGACACGCACGTCGCGGTTGAGCAGGTACACGATGACGGTCGCATAAATGATGAAGCGTGATGTGGACAGGACCCGCTGTTTGGCCGACTGCTTGCTCGATGGCCAAAAGTTCAGAAGCTCGGAAGTTTTGAAAATATCCTTCGGGTCCATTTCGTCTGATATCTACTGAGAAATCTTTTTGTTCCCCTTGCGTTTCGGCTTGGGTGGGCCGTTGAGCATAGCAGCCAGTGGATTCCCGGCGCCACCACCCATCATCTGAGCAAGCATGTTGTTCATGCCCGACATCAGAGCCGCCTCGTCAATCGTGCCGTTCTGGTTCGTCTGCATATTCTTGGCGCAGTTCTCGGCGGCCGCCTCAATCATGCTCAGCGTCTCGGGTGGGAACATGTTGATGGTCGTGCCCAACATGTACAGCGTCTGGTAATACTGCCAGATCGCCGCCTTGGTGTTCTCGGTGCACTCCTCCGTGGTCCAAATTTTATGTAAATTCAGATGGGAAGCGACGGGGTTAGTCTCTACGAAGAACTCGCCCGCGTTCTTGGCCATCATATGATTCACAAAGGGGGCAATGTCCTTCATAAATTTGTCGAACGTTGACCGGTCACGGGTCTGGGCCTGAGCGTCCTTAATCTTTGGCTCGTCGGGGAAGGTCTGAGCGAGTTCACCGATGAACTGACCCATCATCTCGTTGAAAGCGGCGATGGTGGTCATCTATTATTTAAAACAAATTTAATCTTTAAAATGGTTCTTTCATAATTGGCTCGTGGGATCCCTGACCTTGGCTCACGATAAAGTACACGAGCAGAGCCACGAGGAATGCGTTCTTGAAGTACTCGGAGTTTTTGACCTTCTCCTGACCATTCATTTTCGCCCGAACAAATACGTAGCCCATGGTTGCAGCC